ATGGTGTCAGCGTACTCTTTAGACAAAGCGTCAATTTCGGTAGTAAATAGCTTATGCGTGGATATAACATCATTACAGGTAGACTGTAATTTGATTTTATAGTCCTCTAAGCCACATTCGCGATATACCCAAGCTATATCATACTCTAACTGTTCCTGTTGAGTTTTAAACCTTGCGTGTTTCTTGTCAAAAAGTGATTTGTAAGCCATTATATAATCCCCTTTCTAAAATAAAAAAAGATACTACCTTGACTTTATAAAAGCCAAGGTAGTATAATAAAATTGTGGTAAAATAATAAGCATCATTTGCGATGTTTATGACGCTTATTACGGTCAGTCATATTACTATGGCTAACCACTTCTTCTTCAAACAGACAATATTTATTCTCGCATTCCGTAAAAATGCAAGCATCTGTATTGAATGAAGAACAAATGTCTGTATTCCAGACAATGTTTTTATCGACAGGAGTTGGTTTATCCATTTTTATCACCTCCTTTCGTTGGTAGAAACGTCCAAAAAAAAGATACTACCTTAACTTAAAAAAGCCAAGGTAGTATAATTAACCTACATGGGAAGGTTACTTTTGACGCTTGGACGCTTGATATGCTTAGTCGTATTTTCATGACCAACCATTTCTTTTGGCAATAGACAATGTTTAGGTTCACTTTAAAAAAGCGTAAATCATTCACAGTATTCGTCTTTGATATAGGTTATAACGAATACCTTTTTGATTAACGGAAATACGCAGATAAGCATATCGGTAGGCGGGGCTTCGTCCTCGTCTACCTTTTTTGTTGTTTCGACATGGATAAACTTATCAATTTGTTTCCAACCATCGTTATGAAGGTTATACAACAGTTTGATAATGCCAAGTCTGTCCTCATGAGTCGTGTCAACGTAAGTTTCAATTTTCATAATAAATCTCTCCATTTCTAAAATAAAAATAAAATAAAAAAATAGTGCTAGTAATTAAACTAGTACCTATAGACACTTCCTATTGGAAGTTATATAATAGTAGAGAGCCACTCTAAGGAAAAGCATTCAGTGGCTCGTCTACCATTAACTTAGCTTTAAAGCAAGGTGCTGTTGCAATTATGCTTTAATGGACATCTCTTGCAACCGAACCTGCACAAGCTAATACGGTGTTTAAGTTCGGCTTTCAGATAATCTTCTGGAAAGCAAACTTGTTTGTACTCGCAGGAAATGCAAACGTCCGTACCGAAATCTCGGCACGATTCTTTGCGGTTTGTGTACATTGTAATCACCTCCTTTTAATGGTAGAAATAAAAAAGTACCGACTTGACTTAAAAAAGCCAAGTCGGTATAATGAGAATAGGGTAAAGAATAAGCATCATTTGTTGTGTTTATGACGCTTAGCATGGTTAGTCATATTTTTGTGGCTAACCATTTCTTTTGGAAATAAACAGTGTTTTAATTCACACTTTTTAAAGTCGCAAGACTTTGTAGAAAAAGCGGAACACACGTCTGTATCCAAAATGAAATTTTTAATATTTGAATATTTCTTGTCCATCTGTATCACCTCCTTTTAATGGTAGAAATAAAAAAGATACTGTCTTGACTTAAAAAAGCCAAGACAGTATAATTAAAAATAACAGAAGTTATTTTCAGTTGCGTCTATGACGCTTGGAATGGTTAATTATAGTGGTGCTATGATTAACCATTTCTTTTGGTAATAAACAGTGTTTCAGTTCGCACTTTTCAAGGTCGCAAGACTTTGTAGAAAAAGCGGAACACACATCTGCGTCTAAAATAAGATTTTTAAGACTTGAATGCTTCTTATCCATTTTTACCACCTCCTTTCGTTGGTAAAAAATAAAAAAGCTGCAACGATAAAAAGCCAGTTCCAAATAACTTGGGCGGTGGCTCGTTACTATATCGTTGCAGCTCTATTTGTTTACCTAGCATTTGTCGATACCTTGGATATGTTCATAGCGGTCAGTTTCCAAGTAATCGTTGTAAATGCGGAAAGAAGCGTCTTTCGCACTTAAAGAAATAGAAAACGCAGCTAAGTGATACCTATTAATGTGTCGCAAATCAGTTTTGTATTCTTCATTGAACTGTTCTAATTCTTCAACGCACAGCTTAGAATTACGTTTTCTGTATATGCCGTGAACATTAAAACCTGCATCAAGAAGCATTGATATAACATCGTTTACAATGGTATAGCCGTAATCAAGACCAAGCTCGATTATTAAATCATGCGTCTTAAAGATTCTTTTTCTTGAGCATATGGCAGCATTAACAATAGTCAATTTGTCAATCAACTCGTAGCCAGTAAGAGTAACCTTGCGTACTCCGCTTGAGCTTTTTTCAAAGTCATATCCAAGTAAATATGCTCTAGGAATACCGTTCACTATCTGGTCGTTGTTTATCATTGCGTTGTTGTTGATTATAGTTGTCATAATAGAATCTCTCCCTTTTAATTAAATAAATTTATTTTCAACCTACTCAAACTATTTATAATAATTCAGTAGATTTCCGACAGAAAAAGTTATATAATGATAGAGAGCCACTCTTTGGAAAAATGGTTAGTGGCTCGTCTATCACTGATTCCTTAAAGCAGGACACTATTGCAATTATGTTTTAACGGGCATCTCTTGCAACCAAACCTGCATAAGCTAATGCGATAACCGCGTTCAGCTTTTAAGGAATCGTCTGGAAAGTACATCTGCTTGCGTTCACATGAATCACAAGCGTTTGTACCAAAGTCCAAGCATGATTCTTCGCAGTTCTTGTACATTGTAATCACCTCCTTTTGTATGTAAAGTACCGCCTTGACTTAAAAAAGCCAAAGCGGTACAGGGAGTCAACTAACGTCACTTTTGTGTATTATGACGCTTGTTGTGATTAATCGTATTTCTACGGTCAATCATTTCTTTTGGTAGCAGACAATGCTTGGGTTCGCATTTGTCAAAAATGCAGGCGTCCGTACCAAAAGCTGAACATACATCTGTATCTAAGATGATGTCTTTCAGGGGTGAATACTCATTATCCATATGCAGAACCTCCTTTCAAAATAGGTGATTTGTGTAAGAAGATTGCTGCAAACCGCATCGACAGGCGCGGCTCAAAAAGAATCAGCTTACTCACCCTTATTTGAGTGTTCTTCTTTTTGAAAGGATTAATAGCATATTACCCTAAATCCAAATAGGGCGGGGCTAAAATTCCTAACTAAAGAAAACACTCATAAGGGTAGGTACATCGCGAAATTTTTTATTTTTTCAAATCCTATATAGCAATTCCTATCAAAACAGTATGAATTAAAAACCCTACATCGCGAAATTTTTTATTTTTTCAAATCCTATATAGCAATTTCTACCAGTATACTATGATTTACATACACCTTAATAGCTTATCCCTCCATAATAACTACGCTTATAAAAAATAGGGTTTCTCGCAAACGCAATATCGCCATCAATTTTCTCTCACGCGAAAAATCCTATTTTTTATTTTTTACTAGCTTTACTTATCAGCTAAATTATGCTAATATAATATTTGACTATATTATTATATTTTTTGTCAGAATATAATGGTCATGAAAAGCAAATCGTTTACGCCGCTGTAATCTTTTTTTCTCTCTATCCACTTCTTTGAAAAAATAATTATAGCGGTATTTTTCTTTTTTATGATAATAAAAATATTATAAGAAATTTAAATAAACATATTGACTTTATATTATAAGACGTGTATAATGATATTCGTAATCAGGACAAGACGTATTGCTAAGAACAATATTTTTCTCGCATTGACTGGTTATCTTAAAAACATTTGTGTATTTTGGTTTTTCGCGTCTAGAGTTTATCTCTTATAGACGTTAAAGAACCTCGTACCGCGTTAAGTTGAAAAAATAGCGTGGGAAGTAACGCCTGTGGACTTGTGGATTATTATTCGTTTTAAGATATTTTTTTTCGCATAGAGAGCCGCGAGAAGAAATGTTGAGTAATCATTTCGCGAGGGGGAAGCAGGAAGCCCACCTTTTGGGCAAAAATGAAATTCAATAATATTTTTTTCGGTAGTATAGGTGTCGTGTCCTGTGTATCACTTTCTTTGATTTTTTTCATCTGATACGACACCTTGACTATATAGTATTTCTTCAAATAACGCATTTTTTACGTTTTTTGTTCCTCTTACTTTTTACTTTCCGACAAAAGAGTAAGAGGATATTTTTTTGGGATAAAAATAATAACAGAAATGATTAATATATTGATATAATTTTGAATATGGTGTATAATAAAATTGTTGTTAATTATAGTTTTCATTTTCAATGTTTGAAAAAGCATTGAGGAAAACCCTAAATTTTTTAAGCCATATTCTTTTTTCCGACAATTTGAATATGGCTCAATTTTTTTAGCGCATATCTAAAAAAGCATATTGACAATATTGTAAAGATAATATACAATTAAAGATGGACATGACTAGTGACATATCATGTTTTTTGAAGATAGCCCATCTTCGTCAAAAACCTCCCTTTTTCTTAATTGATTTTGGGAGGTTTTTGACTTTTCGTTTTGTAATAAAAACATATTGACTTTTAAGTAGTATTAGAATATAATTATATACGGTAGATGAAATCTTCTTTTTGATTATATAGCAAAAAAGTTTATTTAAAAAATATTGGCGAGAGTGGTGGACTTGCCAATAACCTCCGATACACGAAAAATAAAAGTTTTTTTGCTATACAAGGTTAGTTTGCCACGCATGATTTTCTCCTTTTTAAGTATTCTTGTTTAGGGCGCGAGAATACGGTAGAGAGCTAGTTTTTTAGGCATAGTGATGAAACTCCGGAAATTAAAAACAAAAAGTGCAGTGATGTGAAGAAGGCTGTTAGGAACGGACGGAAAAATTCCTAGCAGTCTTTTTCCTTTTTATTTAATGATACAAAAAGTATTAAAAAAGCATATTGACTTTTTCTGATATTCGCCTTATAATAATATCAACGGGTTAAAAAAGCCATGAAATAGACCTGTTGCCAAAACAAATTTACTCACACATTAAAATCAAAAAAGTTTCCTTTCACACACACACAACACTAAAACAAAATTGACAAGGGATAGAGCGAGAGTTTGCCATCTTAGCGGACTTCTCGCTCTATCCCTTATATTTATAGCGAAATCAGCTAAGATTGAATTATTAAGCGGCAGTTGGTAATAAAATAGGCATGAGCCGATATTTTTTATATGTATAGAAAGAAAGAAGTGTTTTAAAATATGGCTTTTATTTTAGTAAGCAATATTCACCAAGATAGGTATATAGCTTTATCAATTACTAAGGGAAGTTCCGTGGCAAGGATTTATTCCTGCTTAAAAGATAAATACGGCGATGATATAAGCATAAAAGTAATTGCTTGCTCTTTAGAAAATTTTAACGATATGTATGGCGATAACGCTACTCTTTATAAAATGGAAGATGAGTTTATTAGTGCTGCTGATAGGCTAATGCTTAGAAAATAAGTAGCATTTTATCAGTAATACATAGAATAGAAAGAGAAAGAAAAAACATACGAGATAATTTAAAAAATTAATATATACAAAAAAAGAGAAAAAGAGAGAAGGCAGAAAAGACATTGAGTAAAAGCGTAAAGAAAAAAGCAGCTAATGGCTCTTATAGCAAAACAGAGAAAGAAAAAATTCGCGCGCAATATGAAAGATTGCAGGATTATTTAATCGCTACTTATTCTAAGCAGGGCGTTTCTCATACTGAAAGCATTACTGGCAAGGTATATTTTACGTTGGCGTTAAAGCCTAATCCAGATTTAAGCGAAACGTATCCTGACAGCATAACGGGTAAAATTTTAACTGGCGAATGGTTTGACACCACTTCGTTAGAAGAATTGAAAACTTTAAGGTACGTTATTAAGGACATACATTTCTTAAAAATATCATTTACTTCTGATAAGACTAATAAGGATTTAATTCAATATGATTTTTACGCTAAATCATTTGACGTTAATATTAGTTCTACTATGTCGCTAGAAGATTTTAATGATTCTTTATTTAATAGCGATAATGATAACGAAGAAGAAAATGAAAACGACAATATTGATGATGGCGGCGATGATGAAGAAGCTGTTATTAGCAGCAATATAGATAAGGCGAATAACGATAATGGGCAGACGGAAAAAGATTGACGTGACTGGCGCGGCTAAAGTCGGCGATATTAAAATAGAACAGCCTGACGAAAGTTTATTTAAGCAGCTTATTAACGACATTGACAATATCGAAGGCGAATCAGCGGCGGCAGAAGAAGAAAATAAAAGCAACAATAATAACGTTCCTTCTCGCTTTAAAGATAATTTAGACGATTTTTACTCTACCGTTATAGAGAAAAATAATCCTTGGCTTTTAGACGAGAAAGGCGTTCAAAGCGTTAAAGCCGCCATGTCTATGCTCTCTACTAAGACAGGTATGTATACTAAAATACCTATGTATTGCAAGGGGACAGCTTGTCCTTATGAAGCTACTTGTCAAATGCTTAAATATAATATACAGCCAGAAGGTCAAAGCTGTCCTATTGAAGTAGCGCAAATTAAAAAGAGATATGAATTATATGCCCAAGAATTTGACTTAGGCGGTAAAGACGCTTCATTTACTGATGAGAATTTAGTATGCGAATTAATAACTCTTGAAATTTATATGGAAAGATGTAAGGCTTTGATGGCTAAAGAAGGCAATCCTGTTATTGAAGTAGTTATAGGTCTTTCTGATTCGGGAGAAGAAATAAAACAGCCGTCAATATCTAAAGCATGGGAAAGCTATGAAAGAATGTCTAAAAAACGCGATGCCAATTATAATTTATTAATGGCTACGAGAAAAGACAAGAAAAGCATTAAAAACGATGAAGCTACAAGCTACAATATTGCTGATATTATAGCAGAAGCGGAAAGCGACCCTAACTTTTACGATATAGACGAGGACGGCGGCGAAAATCAGCCAGTTTCAGTAGAAAATAAAAATAACGCTGTAAAAGTGGAAGAATAATTTTTTTAAGTAAGTTGGTGAGTAAATTTTGTCTAATAAGCCTTGGGGAACAGCGGCGGCAGATTTTATAGAAGATACCGCGACAGCTTTTATTAATAAAGTAAACGGCGTATCTAGAAGCGGCGCGCCTATAAACAACAGCTATTTTAGCGGACTTCAATTACTGGGTAATGTAAGAGGTGCGTCAAGAGCAGGAAGTCAAACTCCTTTAAAAGACGGATTAAGACAGACATTCAGAGGTGAAGAAGGAGCATGGGATTCATTTAAAGTAGGCGATAATCGCTATTCTGGCATGGCTATCGGCGGTGCTATATCTATGCTTGGCATAGGTTATAGGGTAGCGTCTGGCGGCGGCATATACAGAAACAGCGATGGCGACTTTGATATTCCGGGTGTACCATTCTTATGATTTCTGTTGATAATAGCGCGCTTAAAGGAAAGTTATCGGGAGCGGGCGGTTTTATAGAAGGAGCGTCAGACGTATTTGTCGGCATAGGTGATAAAATTGTCGGTGCTGCTACTTCTAAACCAGTTACGGGTGCTTTAAAATTAGGTGCTATGACTGGCGTAGAAACCCTTAAACATGGAGCAGGATTAGGTCTTACTATTGGCAATAAAATGATTAAAGAAAAATCTCCTTGGAATTTTAAATTAAGCGGTTGGGGAAAAGCCGCCGCCGCAATAATGGCAATAGGAAGTTTTGCTAAAAATGCTTCTGATACTTATGATAATATACATATGGGTTCAATAAACAGCAATGTAAGAACGAATACCCCTAGTATAGCCCCTTATATGAATATGCGTCCAGATAGAGGCGTAGATATGGCAGGGGCTACGGGTGATTTGGTATTCGCGTTGCATAAAAATAGAAACACGGGCTATTTGTAATTAATAGCCCTATTTTAATATTTTTTAATAATTAATTAAGGCAGGTTTAAAAAATATATGGGCGGTGCAACAAAAGCCATAGCAAGTAAATTATATAGTAAAGCAGGCTTAGGAGGAATCCTTAATACTGGCTTTACTCTATACGCAGGTTACGGCACTTTTAAAGAACAAAGAGAACAAGGCAGCGGATTTATGTCCTCTGCTTTATCAGCAGGCGGAGATATGGCTCTATCATATATGATGGGTTGGAAATCTTATTTAGGCGCATCTTTAGTTCCTGCTTTAGCTCAAATGGGCGTACAAACAGCCGATACTATAAGCCAATACAGCAGAAACTTAGAAAGAGCGTCAAGAAATAGACCATTCGCAAGTACGCCTACTTTCGTAGATACTCAACAGACATATACTATGCGTCAAGCAGGAATGAAATTAGCTGAAAATAGTAAATACTATGTAGCTAAATCATTCTTAGGTAATGAAGCGCAAATGATTACAAGATAAAATAAATTAATATTTAAAGGAAGAAAAAATGGATAAAGATACAAGTGATTATATAGAATCGTTAAAACGGCGAGCAATCGACACCATGGATTCTCTAAGAAAAAACGCAAATATGGCTAATAGTCCAATATACAATGAAATGGACATGGATATGAAAGATTTGCGCAAAGCGTATAACTTTTATGAAAAAGGTGCTGAATCACTAGCCAGAAATGCAAAATCACAAATGCACTTAGATGGTGTGGAAAATCCAGTTGAATATATTCTGGACGGAATGAATATTCAAAAAAAAATAAAAATTGGTCGGGAGTTTTTTAATTCATTACTAAAAGAAGATTCAATAGTTAACGAAATTAATCCATCAATAAAAGAATCAGATGCGTACTCAAACAAGCTTTTTTTTGATATTGTAAAAAGATACGATGATAGATTAGATGAGGTGGGTATTTCACTTGATGATGATACTAAAAAATTAAGTGACGAGTATTTAATAAAAAAAGATGCGTCGAGAAAACAAAGAAAATTAGCTCTTGAAGCTAAACTTCAAAAAGAAGAAGATTTATTAGAAAAATCAATACAACATACTGTTCCTGAAAATGTAAGGAAAGTTTCTACTGGTTCTACCAGAGTAAAAAATAACGCAAATGCGTTACCTTTGTCTAAAGAAGAAAACTTGTTAGAAAAATCAATAATAGGTTCTGTCAATGATCGGGAAAGACAGCAACAAAGAGAATTGCTAGAAAGAGTACAGTCTTTTAATAACAATATCGGTGATGTTATAGCAAAAGATACTCAAACTCACGCAGAAGAAAGAAACATTACAGATGATGATAGAAGAATAGCAGAACAATCACGGACAAATCCGCGAAAACCTTCATATAAAGATGAAGGCAGAGCTAGAGCAAGTGAAGCAAATCAAAACGCAACATTAGGAGCATATCAATCACAAGCATCACATGCTCAAGAACAAAAACAAGCAATATTCAGACAAAGGCTTAACAGCCCTACTTATCAAAATCGTTATAATAAGTTATATGATATTTATACTAATAGCGTAAAAAATAATATTTTTGAAAAACAGTACAATGAAATCTTCAAATCAGAAGGTTTTTCTGAATATATGCGTCAGAACAAAGTTTTTAATAAAATATACGAAGATATAGCGCATCTTGATATTGACCCTAATAAAGCTAATTCGATGTGGCAAGAATCAAGAAATATATTCAATAGACATATTTTTGATTCTGCTGATAAGTATGTAAAGTATATAGGAGAACAATGGAAAAACGGTAAAATTTCTTTTGAAGATTTACCTAAATCAATGCAAGGCAAAGAAAGAACCGCTTTTACTAATGAATTAAAATCTAGAGAAAAAAATATTGATTTAACAAAAGCGTTTAAATTTAGAGATGATGTATATAAAAATCTCGCTGATGATTTTGACAAATATAATGGTATTTCTACTGGCTATAATGTGTCGGACGGCAAAAGTATCTTTAAACATATCAGACAGCACGAAAAAGCAATCAAAGAATTTGCCGACAAAGAAGGAATAAAAGATATATCCGAAGCATCAAATAAATTTTTCAGCCAAATAAAAGAACTTGCAAACGACAAATCAAAAATAACGAAAGATGTTTTAAATAAATACGGTACATACGGCAGACAAGTAATTCAAGGAATACAGGACGGCGCAACCGAAAAGACATTAGGATTTTATCAGAAAAAAATTAATGAAGCTCTTGAAGGAGATAGTATATTAAAAAGTGGTTTCGATAAATCAACTCTAAATAAAGAGGAGCAATCGCTATTATACAACAAAAATACATATCGAAAAGGTAGTCTTGTCAGATTAGGTAATACCGAAAGACGTCTGTCTGCATTAAAAGGTGAGCCTATAAAAACATCATTAGAAGCTGCACCGGAAAAAGCAGCGGCAAAAGTATTTGGCGGTAAAGTAGCTAAAGGAGCAATAGGACTTCTTGCTACCGTAGGCATAGCACATATGATGTTTGGCGGCGGTCGCCAGTCTAATGCCCAATTATATAATCAGCAGCAGCAATATCCTTCTAACTACTAAAATTAACGAATAAAACTTATACTAATATGTAGGTGTTGATAACGCCGAATTTACGCCTTTGGAGTGTCATACAAACGTAAGTAGATTGTAGCAACACAATCCAAAACGGACACGTTGAACAAGGAAACAAACTTATAATTTTTTGAGCGTTTATAAATAATTACAAAGTTTATATATCAGTAATACATAAAGAAGAAAGAGAAAAGAGATTTTTTGTTTTCTATTGATTTTTATATAGATATAAAAGCAAAATAGCGTGTTTTTATTTTTCTTGTTTTTTAAAATAAAACGGATTACAGCAAAAATAATAAATTAGCAAATAAATAAAAAAGAAAGTGAGTTTGATTATTTAATGATATTCAAAACTGAAAGAAAAACCACGGATAAAGTATTCTCGACAGCTATTGTTTTCTCTGGATATGGTGATAATAAATTATCGGATACGGAAGAACAGGCTCTAATTGACGATTTTGGCTCGCCTGTAATTAATCTCGGTGCTTTAACTTATACGGGTAAATTTGCTATTAACGATGATACTAGAGTAGTAGCTGACGATAGCGGCGATGAAATTAGTATTATAGTAAATACCAAAGCACTTACTTTGGATAATAACTTTAAAGCTGAATACGTTTCCGACAGCAAGAAGTTTTTAAAATCTGATTACAGCGCAAATACGGTAATCAATACCCCAGAGCTTTTGGCAGAAGCGCGCTGCTTATTGTTTGAAGAAACGGTTAAGGCTGCTATTGCTGACGCTTTAAAAGCATTGAAAGAAAAGACTACGCGCTTTGAAACTGTCGATATTCCAGACTTTACGGCGTAAAGAAATTTTTTAAAATACGGAGTAAGATACATAAAATATGAGATTGAAATGTACTTGTGCTATTAAAAACTCTAAAATTAAATTGACGATAGAAACAGTAGATTTCACTCGAAAAGAGCATAAAGCCTTGGATATGCTTGGCGAACCTTCTTTAGAGTTTCAGAAAAGCTATGCGGGCGGCTTTGTGTTTTCAGTAAATCGAAAAATACGTCATAATTTTAAGTATAAAATAGAAGTTGATGGAACACAGGATTTTAGTGCAGCCAATGCAGCGGTAAAAGATTTTATAGACGATTTAAGAGATGCCGCCGATACTGTAATGTACAACTTAATGGATAAATTCGATGAAGAAGATTTCCCTAAAGAAGTTGAATACATAGACGTGTCTAAGGATTCTCCTAAGTATGACAATATGAATCATAACCGCGCACATCATAATCCTAGCGATTCGCATTATATATTTTAAGTAAAAAATAAGAAATAAAACAAAACACGCTTTTTGCTTTTTTATTTTTTTAAAGACGAAAAAAGAGAAAGAGAGTTTTTGAATAAAAAATAAAATGGCGATTAATGACGCAGCTATTAAAGCAAAGCTAATTAAGATATGTAATGACCCTGTATTATGGGCTAAAACATTTCTTAAAACAGTTGATAACGCTACTAAGAAAATCGGTCCATGGTCAGCCAGATGGTATCAAGCCAAAATGCTTAGAGATAAATCAGATAAAAGAGTAGCGCGGTGCGGTCGCCGTACTGGAAAGACTGAAACGATGTGCATAGATGCTTTATACAATACTAATGTACATCAGCATTATAGATACTTATTCGTTGCTCCTTATGAAAGACAAATAGAAGCAATTTTTAATAGATTAAATGAATTAATAGACGAATCTCCTTTACTTGTTCAAACAGTAGAAAGAAATACGAGAAGCCCTTTCAATATTACTTTTAAAAATCACGCGGCTATAATGGGTTTTACAACAGGTGCGCGTTCTGGTTCGGCAGGCGCAAGTCTGCGCGGTCAGAAAGCAGATACCATCGCAATAGATGAATCTGACTATATGGCTGACGCAGACTTCGATGCCGTGCTTGCAATAGCGGCAGAACGTCAAGGCATTAAAATATTTTTATCCTCTACGCCGACTGGTGCTAGAAAAATGTTTTATAAATGCTGTACAGACCCTAATATGCACTTTAAGGAATTTTACTTTCCTTCTACTTGCAATCCTCAATGGTGCGATGCGATGGAAGCTGAATTTAGGGCTATTCTTTCTGAAACTGGCTATATACACGAAGTACTGGCAGAGTTCGGACCGCAGGATAACGGCGTATTCAATAAAGAAAAAGTCGATAAGGCTTTAACTTACGATATGTATACATATGAGCCTTTAACTTATATTCAAAAACAAAGAGTTAAGGATAATGAATGGGTTGTCGATACTTGGATACCTTCACCTCATGAAAGAATGTTTAAGCCTAACGTATTTCGCTGTATGGGCGTTGACTGGGATACGGTGCAAGCCACTCCTTCGTTATTAATTCTTGATTACGATATTAGCTTTAAGAAATTTAGGGTAATACAGCGTTATTCAGTACCTAAAGTAGAATATACTTTAGACGCGGCTGTTAATATGATTATAAAATATAACGACATTTATAATCCTTCTTATATTTATATCGACCGTGGCGCGGGGCAATATCAAATAGAAACATTACATAAATACGGCGATGAACACCCTGAATCTGGCTTGAAAAATAAAATTAAAGGTTGGTCGTTTGCCAACGTCATAGAAGTTTTAGACCCTGTAACTGGCGTTCCAGAAAAGAAACCGATGAAACCATTCATGGTAAATCAGCTATCTATGGCAATAGAAAGAGATAACTTAATTTTATCTCCGTTTGATGAAATTCTGCATAAGCAATTAATAGACTATGAAGTAGTTAGGGTAAGTGCTAACGGTAATCCTGTTTACTCTGACAAAAATGAGCACTTTGTCGATTGCTTAGGACTTGCATTTTTAGCATTTGCTTTAGAGTTTCCAGATATAGCGAAAACAACTTATAAAACGGCTATATCTTCTCCAGTAAAACGCGCAGACGTTTTTATAGGAAAGAACCAAGCTAAAGCATTATTAGATTCTAATTTAAACGGCAATAAAATAAATAACCCATGGATAGGCAAAAACGGTACTATGAGCTATGCCGATACGATAGAAGATGGCGGCGAAGGACCGAAAGTATTTCCTACTGGTCCGATAGCAAGAAATAGCTTTAACAATTTATCTTCTATGGATAGATGGGCTATGCGCTCCAATTTCAGCAATATAAGAAACAGAAATCAGACTTTAAGAAAGATGTGGTGAATTTTTTCTAAAATAATATGAGCGAAGAAAATGTTAAATATTCTAAAGACGACATATTAAATACGCCTGTTTTAGAGCCTACAAGGCATTATGAATCAGAAGGCTCATTTGTCGCTGAATCAGAAGAAACAACGGCAATAGAAGAAATACCACAACAAAGTCTGCTTTTATCAGTATTGCAGGATATAATAGATACATATGATATATGTTCACTACTTCCCGATACCGTAAAAACAATACTTCAAAATATATTAAATGTTTTAGAAGAAGATACTAAAAGAATGATTATAGACCAGTTAGAAGAATTTTATTCTCCTACGCTTCAATCGGTCATTGAAAGTGCTGCAACTCCTACGGTATCAGTATACGATAATACTCCAACGGCAAGCACAAGCGATGAAGATTTATTCTCGTCAGACCCTTGCATTGAAGTAGTATCTGAAACTCCTAAGACAATGATTTCTTTGGCGCAGTCTGGCTATACTAAAGATTCTACTGACTTAAAAACGTATTATACTGGCAAGATTCAGCAAATGACGCACAGATATTTTCAATTAATGACTACGCTTGCTAAAGACTGTAATCAAACTGATTATAGTACGCTTTTAAAAGATTTTGATGGTGAATCGGTAACAGGCATAAAAGATGATTCTTTGCATTTAAGAGATGCAATAGTCCGCTCGCAGGTTATGCGCGAGCAAAAAGAAAGCTTATTTCAGAAAACACATACGACAGACAATACGCTTATTTTAACGAGGTCTTGGCTTTCAGCAGAAAAAACAAGAGAGCGTTATTTAAACGAAAGCTATAAAACAGCAGATACGTTAAGTTCATTTTATAGTAATGACTTGCTATTAAAGAACAGAAACAACGCTGACAAGAACTATACTATGGCTCTGCATAATAATTATAAATACTTAAATTCGTCAGTAATAGTAAGTAGTGAAATATTAGATATGCAGGTAGAAGAAGCAGAAGCTAAAAGCCAGCTTGTTAAAGAGGGCGTTAATATATTCTATTCTAAAGCACAGGAAGAAAAAGAAGCATACGAAAAATCAGTACAAGAAGCTGCGTCTAAGGATATGGCAGTAAGCAGTGAAGATGCTACGGCTATAAGCAATATTCAAAGCGGCGTAGTTGCGTCTGGCGTATCTGGCAGTTCCAGTGTCAGCGGCAGTGCATCAGTTAATAGTGCAGTTAATCTTTCGCCTAGCGAAGTTCAAGCGCAGGCATGGGCGTCAGCTAAGAAACTCGGTGCTTCGACAGGTATTAAAGCCGAATTTATTTATCGCCAATGGTCACATGAATCGGGAGATTTTACTTCAAGGCTTGCTAAAGAAAATCTTAATTTCGGCGGCTTATGTCAGTCTACTCCGAACGGCGAAGAAAATAAATCTCCAGACAGCGATTTATATTATTGTATGTATTCTAGCGTAGATGAATTTGCTAACGCTTACTATAATAATTATATTAAGAGTTATGCGTCTGATTTGGCTGCGGCTAAGACAATTACCGAATATGCTACCGTATTAAAAAATAACGGATATTATTCAGCACCTCTTGAAGTATATATTAATGGTATGTCTAGCGTATCTGTACCTGCATAAATACGTTATAGGAAAGTTGTTATTGAATGAACCAAAACAACAATACTAAAAAGAAAAGCAACAGCTTTTTAAATCGAATAAAAACTACATATCATAATTTACGAACTAAACTTGATGAATTTTCGTCTGTCGATATAAGCATTAATAAAAATATGCGTCATTCTATTCCTACGTCTGAAAAAATAGTTAAGCGTAAAAATGAGCCGCAAAATATTATCGTTAAAGCAATAAGTTTTATGACTAACGCAGGACTTAGCAGAGCAAACAGATTTTATCCATGCGAATACGATATAGACTTAATTAAAACGGCTATTAATACTGACAGCTATTTAAAAGTAGCAATTCAAAAGAATACGCAGTTATTTTTTAAAGCAGGCTATACATTTCGTTCAGAAAATGATGAAGCGGCTAAATACATAGAGCGCAGATTCAGAATAATGGATTATTGCACTGGACAGTCAGGCGATATTTTATGGAAGGGAATACAGCATGACTTAGAATGTTTCTCTAATGCTTTTTTAATTAAAAGCCGTGTAGATACAATACCTTTCGTAAATGCTAAAGGCATAACTAATTCAGGTAAACCAGTAGGCGGCTATTTTAGAGTAGACCCGTCTACTATATCAGTTAAGTATGATGATAACGGATACGTTACTAAATATAAGCAAAGGCTAATTAACGGCAAAGAAAAAGACTTCTCTCCAGAGGACGTCATTCATTTTGTTTACGATGCCGAAGCAGGCTCTATATGGGGAACGCCTCGCATGGTAGCCTCTCTTGAAGATATTAAATTATTAAGGCACGTTGAAGGCTCTGTAATCTCTATGATGTACAGATTCGCGATGCCGCTTATTCATTTAAAAGTAGGTACTCAGCAATTAAGCGGTTCTGATAAAGAAGTCCGTGATGCACAGCGTTCATTAGAAGGCTCGCCGCCAGATGGCATTTACGTTACGAATGAACGAAGTGAATTTAAAGCAGTAGCTTTAGACGGGGCAACATTAGACGCGTCAAGTTATTTGACTTACTTTGAAAATCGCGTATTCAGTGTTTTAAATATGTCGCAGGCTATGATGGGCAGGGGCGGCTCAAAACAAGACGCGGATTCAATGGAAGAACAAATGCACAATAAGATTAAGAACGACCAAAACTTATTTGCCGTGCAGTTTCGAAATGAAATAATAAATGAATTATTGTTAGAGGGCGGCTTTGACCCAATTTCTAACGAAAATGACGTAGTAAATTTTGTATTTAATGAAGTTAATACCGATACAAAGGTTAAATTAGAAAACCATGAACTTACTAAGTTTACGGCTAACTTAATCACGATAGACGAAGCAAGACATAATATCGGCATGAAATCCGATAACTTAGACGAATCAAGACTTTACGCAAATATGATTCAGCAGAAGAATGAATTAGAACAGATAGAAGTGCAAAACGAAAATGCAATAGCACTTGCTAAAATAAGTGCTGCTAATTCAG